CTGGACAAGAGTCCATCGCTCCTGGTTAGGGAGCTACCTCTCAAGACGACGTCATAAACGTAATCTATGAGAATTATGTAAAAGGTCATATTTATTTTTATTGTGTATATAATACTTGAAAATCGATAAAATGAAACTGAGTTTATTGAGAACTTAATGATCAGAGATAGTACGAAAGTTAGTAGTAGAAGATGGAGAAAGGAGCCGAGGGGACCACCCTCGGGCCAGACTGCTAGGCTGGCCCTTACTCCATTTCAAAGCTCATAACTTCGTCACCACCTTGTAGGGCGTTGATTCCTTCCATTAAACCACTTGTTTCTTTATGGACAACAACTGGATTCTCCATTAAATGACCACAAATTGCAGAGTAAACTTCAGAAAACTGCGTAGATTTGAGATTTTGGATAAACATCCTCAGCTTCTTGGAGTCTTCACGTTTTAGTTGTGTAATCTGAGGGAATGCCTTAAGAATAGCACCATAGCATGCCATTGTTGCTGGTGCATTTGGAGTCTGTTTCTGGTCAATAACACCATATAACTGGGGTTCCGGTGCAGCATCACCACCGACGGTGATCATGACGTTACCAATGATTGTTTGGGGTGTTGCACCGATAACTGAAATATAAGTAACTTTGTAACCGTTCGAATTAAATGGTGGTTGTGTTAACAGAATATCCGTATCATCAAACGATAAGTCAGTTGGATCAGTAAATGTCGACAACTGACGTACCTCTTTGGTACCATTCAAATTTATGGCCTGCAAGTAAGGGCAATTCATGATGGTATCAAAAGGTATGGCTGGTGTTGGTGTCATCATGGTGTTTGTGACAGCATTTGGGATATGAGCCATAACGACACGGCCTTGTAGGTTCAACAAGGCCTGGGATGGGATAAAACATGTTGAAATGGCTGTAGATTTTGCTGAATCTAGTGGTGCGGTTGCATATGGACCAGCGAGGTAAGTGTAACCACTAGCTAAACCTGTGGTGATATTTGATGTATTGAATTGACCACTGACTGCGATAAAGTAATTGGTATTCGTAGCTGTTCCATTGAACGCGCCATCATCTATCATATAAAATAATAAGTTACCATCTAACCCTGTAGTTAAATCGTATTGTACTGTCTTGCGCATACTTGCGCAAACAGTGTCGAGGGTTGTTGGTTGGGCGCAGGTTGCTCCCTCAGGGTCGAAAACAAATGCAAGATATGCGGGGCAAACTGTATTGTTGTCGACTAGTTGGATACTGTTTGGGGCAACAACCTTAACGAGACCTGTACCTGATCCATGAGTTTTATTGTTATGATAGAATTGCCATTTATCATACAGCCAGTTCAAAACTGAAGGTCCATGTTCCTTGGCGAGATTGATAAGTGTTGGTACGGCATATTTAGCTGCAGTGCTTAATATACCAAGATCATCAGTGAGCAGACAAGCAAGTCTGTCCATTTTGTTGGCATCATTCATATTAAAGTACTCTGGATAATAATGTGAAACAAACTTCTCACCTAAGGATGCCTCAATGCGGCGGAGTAAGATCCCACGGCGTGAGGTCTTTGACTTTGCTTTGTCGATTATATCGATAATATCTTGCTTGTAGTCCTGATCGCTATTAAACAAAGCAACGGCCTTATCGGGTGTATTAACTTTATCACCTTCTTTCTTCTTAAGGCTCTTGATAGCATCTGTGAAGGCTTTCATAATAGTTGGCATATCTACATTCTTCTGCTTGTTTTTCTTGTTCTTCTTCTCTGATTTGGGTTTGGGGTTTTGGTTTTGTGACATCTGGTTCGTTGGCTAAAAGGCCGGGGTTGGGTAAAAATTAAAAGGTTATGTACACTAAGGAATGCCGAAGCATGCACTGAAACTAGCATTACTAGTAATGGAGGCGTGAATCTCCATTTTCTTGTGATTAATTGTATTATTGTTTTAATGTTTTACACCAACCTGATTTGGCTGATACATGGTGTACACATATTCTTTATAATGTGCCAAAAATATCTGACCATCAAACTCAGAAATACCGGACGCGTAATGGTGCTCCCAATCCTTTAGTTTTTTCGAGATTTTGTATTTAGGGAGTTCGCTCATAATGGCCTCCAAATGTGGTAGACGATTAGTCATTGATGACATCGATGTGAGAACGGCGTCACGATGATTTCTTAGCGTGTATTTCTTTATGATCTTAGACGGATCAACCGACTCTCCAGTGTAAGCAAAACGGTCTGGTTTTCTTGATGCAACTGTTGTTGAAACACGCTGGCGGAGTATATCTTTTGATAAGAAAGTTGTCTTATAAGAAGAGATGTTATACTCCTTACATATCTGACCGAGACCGCCACATTCGCCATCTTTCACGTAAACCATGTCCATATACTTAGCGAAATGCGGCGCATCTCTTGATTCAACAATTATAAGCCCATCGTCGCCTGCAACTAAGCATGACGCGTTTATACCGGCTAAGTGGGCAATATATTCCAAATATGATAACAATCGCATAGTATTGCCCAATGTCGTTCGAAGGGGGTCACCGGATGTAACGGTTCCTCTAAGCTTTAGATCTGCCATGAGTTGGGTTCGTTTGTTGATTTTCTTTTGCCAGTACATCTTCACTCTACAAGTCGTATTTCGAAGGTGCTTCCTTATGTTTGGATACATAAACTTATATAAACCTAAGTGAGGATATATAATTGGCAAATAAAAATCGACAATTTTAACATCTATTGCTTGTAGCAAAGGTTCGTATTGAGTTGAGTCAAAAGCTGAGCCATCCAGAGATATAAAAACTGGGTCTTGATAATTTTTAAGCAGCTTATTGATGCGTTCTTGGAGTTGATCGTTATTAAATCCGTGACAAAACCCAGGACATGTCTGCTTCAATGCATGAATGATATTGTAGTTAACTGCTCCTGAAATAACCTTCCAGCAATCCGGTGGGTTTGTCAGAAATCTTGGGCGGCCAATAGACAAACTCGACTCTCTCGTTTTCATGAACCCTGTATAGGATGTTTTCAATTTGTCTCCATTTAAAATTCCCTCAAGAGTCTTGCGATACAAAGTACGTTTTGGCCCCTCGTCTACTTGTTCTATATATTCGCTGCATGAAATGATTCTGGTAGGTTTCACTAAGTATTTTTTCAAAAATTGCTCGGTGAAATCTTTATAAAACAGTAAATCGATAGGGCATATGTCTGTTCTAGGTTTTACGGCTCGACACAACAAAGCACTGATTGTATTAAGATCACTAGTAGCCATAACATGCATAGGGTCACTCGTTTGACCATGAAGGCTTAGATAGCTTATGGGTGTGAACTTGTTAGCTCTTGCTTGCTGAATTATATGGTCGTAATGCACTTCTTGCCCGCGTAGGTAAAACTTAACTTCAGCAGTGGCGTTCGGAGCTTTCATATCTAGAAGATACTTTTCATCGATCTGATGCTCGACTGTACCACCCATTATATATTCACTCATATAGTCACTATTGCGTATATAAATGCCACGGAGTACTGGTTCAGGAGGTGTGTGGTAATTCATCGCGCAATAAATAAACAAAAAGACATACCCGACATGGATCTGGAACAACATTTCAATTAACAAGACGAGGCCCGTTCGATAAATGAGACGCGTGATAGCAATATTTTGTTTACGTATATTGTAAACAACAAAAATGAGCCATAGTACACATGATATCTTAGGAAGCGTTAAAGCTAGTTTACTATGGTCATGAAGGTCAACTAAGCTGTCATAGTACATGCCAAGCATTGTTTTGTGTGTCTGTGTCTTCCAAAACCATGACCACTCATACAACTTGTATGCTGCTTTAATCAACAAAAACAGTGACATAATAGCTTGAAGGAAAAATCCGGCAAGAGCATAAGCTAATGCATCAATAGCTTCTAAATTGGTAACCTCCCTAAATCCTTGGAGCAACTTATGATCGGGCACATCTATCATACGGCCGCTACCTCTATGGTGTGGAATATCCCTGATTATGTAATGGTTATTCGGCACGAAATCCTTGACATAAAAATTAACTGGGCCGGTTGTCTCTGGTGTGTAGTCTTTTGAGCCTATTGGATAACCTGTTGAGATATACTTATCACCAGAGTGTATTTTGGAGAAAGCATAATAGGTAAGATCTTTCTTCGTCGCAAGCATATGCTTCTGCCTTTCTTTCTCATTCTGCTTTAAATGCTCTTCATAGACTTGATCTATAGTTACTCGGGCCCACGCCGCTTCAGGGGATGTAAGTGCTGGGACATTATTTCGTATCATAGCCATGCAGACACGCTTATGCTGTGTGTTCACTGGGCGGGTATAAAATTCTGATATTATGTCATAAATTTGGACAGCACGGACAGGAACATCATTTGGGTGCACTGGTTCTACGTCCATTGCTGCAACACGTTGATATCGGATAAGGATAAGTATTGGACTACCATTTTGGTCCTTTTCAAGTGGTAGCCAAGCCTCAGGTCGCAACCAGGTTTTTGCAGCACCTCGAACGGCATATGTGGGTCTTGGATTGAGTATATTGTTTGGTATCATTTGACCAATTGGGATATTAAAAAACGGCCCTTCGAAATCGACACTTGGCAATCCCTCAAAGTGATCACATAATGATCGGCCGAAACCAAGCTCGCAATATATCCTATAGGCCTCACCACGGTGTACATAGGCGCATAAGGCGTAAGTGGTATCACCATCAAAGTTTGGGAACGTATTGTTCGGTACTGGTACTTGCATACCAAACTCTGCGAAGTATTGGTTTACGAATAGAACTTGAGCCCTTATATCACGTGGTCCTGTGAACTCTATATTCTCATTCAGGGCTTTCAGCGCACGTTGCTGGTTATAATTAATATTTCGAGGCATTTCGATCTTTTGTATAGCAGACTTGTGGCTGGTAGAAATGCTAACTGTTGACTTACGGCTTCGTGGACTATCGGGGCCTTTTTCACTCTTAGCCTCTTCGGTGGCTTCAATGACAAGTTTAGTCACCACCTGTGTTTCTTTTATTTCATGTTCAGATTTGATTTCTGGTTGAAGTGGGTCGTTGACTGGCTGTTCTTCATTATCATACCACTCTCTTAAATAGGTCAACAAATGTATTTGTGGATAAGCGCTTGGTATGTCAAAGTGTATATTGACTTCGTCTAAAATGATAGTTGGGTAGGTGATAACCTCGTTAAAGCTTGAATTTAACCGAACTATGAGTCGAACTTCTTTATCATTAAAAGCAATGAGGTTGACTTTAAAGCCATATATCTGTGCAACTGCATCAACCACATGAGCCTCGTAGATATCTGCGGACTCGTCGCTAGTCGTGGTCATAAGACGCACGGCTGAAAAAATGTGAGGAATCCTTTCTCTGAATATAGCATTGTTGACGGAGTGGAACTGTAGACTCCTAGCTGGTATAACTTTTGAAAAAGCGTCAACTGCACATGTAAGACGAACAATTGGAAGTGGTTCTATTCGCATGCATGATGGTCCAAGTGCGTGTTTAGCATTTGCATCAATGTAAATATAGCAATGTGGTTCTGCTGTTTGATATAATAGCGACAAATCTCTGGAACAATCGAGTACACCTATTGCCTTAATAGGTAGTGCAGCAACGATACGTATTATATCACGTCTAGTCAATGGTGTATAAACGCCATTGATTTTCCTAAAAGCAAATTGAATCTTTGAGCCTGAGCGCTGAAACAGTTGTATAAGAATGGTCTCCAAACATGAGATAAGTTGATTGTCATGCTTTGTTGATGAGGCCATCCAATGAGTTAACTTGATCATTCCTGTTAAGTAAATGATCTCTGGTAGGGGATGATGCTTCTGATCTGGTGTGTGGGCATATTTCATATATGGGGTAAACAGGTCTGGCTTTTTATCGAACAAATAACAAAGACAAGAAGCTATAGCATAATAAGCGCAGTAGCGAGAACGAATGGGTGGAGCACTCATTGGGATTATCTGCTCGTTGAACTCAATATTGTGGATCTTGGCATAGTAATCATCATAATGCCTGGTTTCATAAGCTAAATTGACATGTTCAGGATTTATGTCCGCAACTTGGTCCAAACATTCCAAAAAATGTTGTTTTATAAAAGCTTGCCGTAAGCCACCGGGTGTCGTTTCAATATGATCAGCGAGTGTTGTGCGAGGTTGAAACGTCTTAGGTCTCTGCTCTTCTTTAATATGAGTGTTCAAGTATCTATCTGTCCTCTTATCTTCTTTTTGGAATTGTGCAACCGAAGATTGCGTCTTTGATGAACGTGATGCGTTCAAGGACGGGTTGCTCTTCAGCTTGGGAACATAAATCTTTCCTCTCTTAGCGTCACCTTTGCCACCCAGTGGTATCAGTGGATCGTAATTGCTGGGAGGTGGTCCATATTCATTGCATGTGAGGGCGACGTATAGATGTTGTAACTTACTCCCATTTATGATCACGGAATATTTTGGGAACAAAGTGCACTGGGTTTGGTATGCGGTAAGTCCATTCTTCGTATACCATTTAGCTTCATAATAATTTGATCGCATCAGCATCTTTTTGAAATTGTCACTCCTTGTATACAAAATGCCTATGTCATAACAGTATCCTAACAAGGGTGGGTCAAAAAGGTCATTAGTGATATTAGGGCTAATGGACATATAGTCCATGAAGTATGGTATATAGTATTGTGAAGGGAGGGGAAATGAGTATGTTTTCTCAAAGCTCTTATATAAAACCTCTTCCATCACAGGGACACGGGAATGAAAGACGAATGCGGGGTTAAACGAATATGGATTAATCGGTTGAGCTTGTATATTGAACAAATTCTGTATTCCGCGGTAGAGTGAAATGTATAGTTTTGTTCCACCGATTAATCGATTTATCTCCGATTCCACGAACTTAACACTATGGCCTGCTTGGTAATGAGTCTCATTAATGGGCCGTGGAGTGCGTATATGCCACGTGTAATATCGATTATCGATATATGCATAAACAGTTTTGAGAACTCCCGATGAAACATGTGCATAAATGGCTGGTAAGTATTTCAGTTCGGAGTCTGATAGGTAATAGCTGTTCAATTGTAGAGACAGGGAAGAGGGGGCTTTTGCGGTCAATACATTATACATGTAACGGACACGTTTCTTATTGGATGCTTGTAAGATCGCACAACCATAACGGGCTGTGTAATAGGTATTATGACCACTCCCGTGTTGAGATATAATAGCATGTGCATCAGGGAAACCAAGGTATTTGCCATGTGATCCGATATCTGTAACTATGAGCAGTGATTTTGTGGTGTAGATTTGCTCAATAGTATATTGACCTTTGAATGGTTTCTTTGGATAGTAAGGGGCTTTAATGACTTCATTAGAGTCGTATGAACACTCGATGTGATAACACTGCTCATTCTCTTCTATCTGACAAGCTTCTGGAATCCACTCAGGGCAAAAGACGTCCCCAAAAGTAGGTAACATTTTCCCATATATTGACTTAAATTTGAGTGAGAGCATGGCATATTCGGCCTCCAAATTGTCGAGTGTTAACAGCCCACCGAGGAGCATGTAACGAACCCTCTCATCACTGCAGCAATAGACTATAGCTGATTCATAACAGTGATTTTCAAAATAGGTCTTGAAGCATCTCATACCCTTAATGACTTTGTTGTGGCGCTCAATACCAAAGTACGACCTCCATAATGCAACTTCATGCTTTCCGTCGTGTTTAATTGGCAAACCAGCAGCAAGTGTATCAGTAGCAATTGTTAGTAAAGGACAAGTAAATGGTGCTACGCTATTTGCCTTACCGATATCTACGACTGGTGGGAGGGAAGCGAAGTCTAGATAAACAGACTCTAATGTAGCATCTTTCATTATGGTGTATTGCGATGTGGCGGCCAATGCATACACCGATTCGATTACATTTTCAAGCTGTTCGCCAGGCCATTTATAATATTCACCGGTTAATGTCAATTTCTTCTTGTAGTCATGACTCAAAAACGTGCTCTGATGACACTGACCTTGTATTAAAAATGTATGCTGAATTTGATCATCTTCAAAATACAAGGACGAAATTGTGTCTCCGGTCTTCTCTATATCTATCCAGCAGAGTTTTGACTTGCGTATTGTGCTCAAGGGGATGAACTGCGATTTTATTTCGACATTGCTCTTTGATAACTTATAAATAATGATATCAGCGCAACTTTGTGTGATCATCTTCTTGTTAGAGCTAATTGTGACCGTGCCATTTGTCCATATAAATGGGCCACCGGGCTCATTCTGTATATTAATAATGTTCTTCGGCAGTGATCTTTGAGCCATGAGGGATATCAAAGCTGGCCGGTCAAGGACGTCATGATAGAGACCCGGTTTGGGATTACTGGGATCGTAGCAATTGTCACTAGTCATCATTGTAGTCTTGGAATTCTTGTTGCTCAAGTGACCGAGAATGGCTTTACGATTATGATAGATCTTAAGCGATTGTTCAACTGTCTTTTTCTTCGAACTTTTAAACACAATTCCATCGTACTCACACAGGAATCCGTCATTTGACATTTTAATCTCGACTACCGGACATTCGTTAAAGTGGTGGTCTGAGAGGTACTTGAGGAGATTGAGTTGGTCATCGAAACACAATATTGGTCCCTTCATCTCTTCTGCCAATATAGAACCAAGATCGACGTTTAATTGGTGATGTCGCCATTCTGGATCTGGCGCGGTTAAGTCGATCATGACATGGCCCAAATCATCTGTGATGTCAAATCGGAAAAATGTTGGAAGATATGCTCCTGTTATATGAGGGAACACACCGGTTCCAACTAGGGCATCAATTAGTCTTACTGATAATGTGCCTTTGAGCAAATCCTCACGCAGGTCAGAGAAATGTGCAAATATCAAACAAGCCTGGTAGCATCTCCCTGGGTAACTAACGGGATCAAAGCAAGTATGAACGTCATCTGTGTCATACCCTAAATATGACCCATAAAAGACATTTCGGTTCGGGTATAAATGACGATTAGAATTTAACTGATCGATAGACAGATCCCATTTTAACAGCATCTCACGAGATTCCTCTGGTGTCTTGTCTTCTTCAACTTTATGCTCTGGTTCCTTGGCATAGTAATTGGCGACCTCCATGCGCTCTGCGTAAGATATTAGATCACCGATGTCATTTGACACGGGTGCGAACGTCTGTGAAATGCTGAACTTAACGTCGTTAATTGATTGGTTAGTGACCTTATGGGTTATTGTTTTCTTCTTCTTCTCGCGACGTTTTGCCCGAACTGCATCAGTATAGACTCTTTCATCAAATTCGGGCTTAAAGTTTTTGTGGCCGGGCAACTTTCTAATATAACTATAAAACGTTGGAAGATCGGGATCGTGCTTATGAACTTTATGTGGGGTAATAATTTCATTTTTCACGACCTTAGTAGATTTCTTGGTCACATTTTGATTGTCTTTACCTTCATTCTTTGGGACCGCATCCCAAAGAGGGATAGCAGAGGTATCCTTAACCCTAATGTTAAAAGGACTTGGACAATCGGGGAGAGCAACACAATGGCCTCCGTAATCAGTCAGGCAAGTATAAGTAGACTTGCTTATATCATTAATAAAGAAATTTGTAGATGATGTATGAGCTTCATTAGCATGCTTGAAATCATGCTTCTCTTCTTCATAAGTAAGAAACTCGCTTTGAGTATGCAGAATATGTGGTGTGAAAGTTCTTGAATCGGATGATTCAAAGGGGTTTTGTGTGTTTATTCCATCTGTTTCTTTGTCGATCATGTCGACGATAATAATTAATGAACCACTAAAAAACGCCAGGCCGGGAACGCCATCACCTTTCGGGTGTGGCTTAGACCTCACG